CCTTCTTACGAACGCGAAGACGGCGCGATCGTCACTCCTGGTGGAGAAAGCTCTTTCACCCCACAAGGACCGGCTCCGACCATCACGCTTCCTCCCGAAAGCGTTGTAAGCACCCCGGTTCCTCAGACTCAGGTCATCACGCAGCCTCCCGTGTTCGAGGAGCGCGTCACCGTCACGACTCCGCCCAAAGCTCCAGAGTTTGAGTTCCAAGAGCCTGCGCCCGCTCGCAATCCCATCGTCCTCCCCGGCACATCTATGCTCAGCAGGCCAGTCATCACGACCCCGCTGCCCGATCTTCCGGTCAACCCCGTGCTGACTCGCAATCGTGAGACGATCCCGAGTCGGTACTTCCGCGACATCAACTACGATCCCGAGGAGATCCTCGCCGCGGCGATGCGAAGCATGGGCGGTCGCATGGCCCGCCGGTCCATCCTCAACGAACTGAGCTAACGATCTATGGCTACACCCATCAATCTCGAAGCCGCTGCTTCCCAGCGCATCAATCCGTTCCTCAAGGGCCTGACCATGCTGACCGGCGGTCTGGCCGGCGAGTTCACTGGCACCAATGAGCAGATCCGTGAGCGTAACAAGGCCCGTCAGGCGCTGCTTCAGGAGGAGCTGAACAAGCGGGATGAGCAACGGATGCTTGAGCGCCAGTTGATGGTGAACGCGCTTCAGCAGGGAATCTCCGCACCAGAAGGCGCCACGCTTGAGGAGAAGATGGCCGACTTCAACCGAAAGAAGATCCGCAAGGAGGTTGCTGCTGGAGAAGGCCGTGTGTTCGGGTACGGGCAGACCATGGGCCCGTCTCAGTATCAAGCCGAACCTGCGTTCCAAGTTGCCGCCGCGGAATCTCAGGCTGAAGCAGCTAAACGCGCTGCTGATCTTCGGCTCAAAGAAGACCTTGAGAAGCCTGAGCTTGCTGCCCAACTCAGCGCGTTTGGAGTTCCGGTTCCCGAAGGTGCAAGCGCTGGCCAACTCAGGGGGCTGGTCGATGTCACTCGCATGCGCACCCAGTCTCGCGTTCCTACTGAAGAAGCTGGAAAGCGGGCTATTGGAGAGCTTCAGACGCTTCAACAGCGCGGCTTCTATCCGAGTGTAATGGACATCAGCAAGATGACTCCAGAGCAGGCCATTGCTGAGGCTGACATTGCTGGGCGTCAATACGCTGAATCGATGCGGACAACCGCCGCTGACAAGAAAGCCAAGATCGAGCGCGACGCTTTCAATTCGTTTCAGCAGGAGGCTTCTGCTGAGAACCCTGACAAGGCCAAGCTCCAGTCTCTCTTCTATGAGCTTCCTGTGGATGCTCAGAAGGATGCTCGCAATCGCATGATCGCTGGCGTGACCAGCGTTGCCACTCCTAAGGAGCGTGAACAGCTTACCAAGCATGTCGGAATGCTCTCTAAGGCAAGCGATCTTGCCGGTAGCATTTCAGAGCTGGCCAAGAATGAGGATCTCTCTAAAGTCTCGCAGCAGAACTTCAACGCGTTTACGAGCTGGCTGCGCGGTGTTCAGAACAAGTACGGAGCCGAGAGTCCGAAGGTGTCTCAGCTCAATGACATAGTTCAGCAGTTCGAGCAGGTTGTTGCCGGAACTCGAAAAGATCTGTTCGGCGCTTCGCTCACCGGAAACGAGCTTATTTCTGCTCAACGTCAGTTCGGTAATCCGAACGAGGCTGGCTACCTCAACCGCATGGTGAAGTTTCTGGACGGAGTGTTCAGCCGCGATGTCCTGCAAGACGACTTCAAGGACTTTGGCATCCAAGTCCCTGCTGGAGTAGAAAAGCGCACTCAGGAAGCTCGTAACGCTTGGCTGAAGGCTCGTGAGGGTCTCAACTTTGGTGCAAAGAAACAAGGGCTCAGTGCTGACAAGGAAGCTCGTCTTCGAGAACTTCGCGCCAAGAAGAACGCTCAATAAAATAATTCCATGGCTCAACTTACCGCATCAGAAGAAGCCGAACTCGCAGCACTTGAGGCGGAGCTTGTCAAAAGCGATGTCTCAGAAGAGGAACAGTCCAGACAAGAGCGTATTCGGATGATGGTAGAAGCACGTAGTGGTGGTATATCGGCTGGACCTATCAGCCCTCAAGCAACGGCAACTGGCCTTCGTTATGGACTTCCTTTGGCCGCTGGACTCGTGACTGGTCCTGCTTCTGGTATTGCTGCATTGGGCAGAGCCGCGCTGATCGGAGGAACAGCGGCTGGAGCTGGTGAAGCCGGTGCTCAGACGATTGAGAAAGTCGCTGAAGGAAAAGAATACCGTGTGCCTCAGATGTTGAGTGCTGCGGTCAGAGGTTCTGCTCCGACCATGGCTAATGCTCCAATCAGGAATATCCTGATGGCGGCTGGAACTGGTATTGGTGGAGGAGCTATCGAAGGTAAAACAGGCGGTTCGGAAATGTTTTGGGAAGGCGTCAAATCAGGGGGGCCAACTGCGGTTCTTCAAAGCGTTGGTGGTGCTGGAAAATACATCGGAAACCTTCTTTCCAAGGGAATTCAGAAAGCTGAAGACATTGAGCGCATCGGTCCTGGTGTTGAGGCCACGATAGGTCAGGCGTTTCCTGAGTTTGCTGGTCTCGAATCCCGCGTTGCTGCTCAGACTGGAAGCCAAGGCGTCAAAGACCTGCTGAATCGTCAGGCCGATGCGATCACCCGAGCTGTTGTCGGCGTTTCCGGAATGGCCGCTGAGACCTATCCCGACATCGTGAGGCGCGTAGCCTCTTCGCTCAGCAACATGGACCCGGCCTCGATTGAGAGGTTGGCCAATGAGGCTGATGCGGTGAACACTGCTCGTAACGCTGTCGAGAAGGCTCGCACCGGGGCTCAGAAGAGCCTGCTTCAGGAGTCGCTCTCTGAGGTCGAGAACGAGTTTCGCAAGCGCATCGATCTGGAGACCATGGCCGGTGGATTGAAGGCTGGAGGTGTGAGACCGTTCCAGTCCGCTGCGATGGGCCGAGAAGTCGAGACCGTGTTCGATGATGCTCGCAAGGCGTTCTCCACCAAGGCGAATGAACTTTATACTCCGGTAAAACAGTTTGAGAACGATCCGGTGTTCACTCTGTACACCAAGCCTTCGGCCAACGTGAACTCGGTTCAGGATGAAGTGCTGGATGTCCTTGCGAAGTATCCACAGCTCTCAACCGGTGCTCAGGGCGCTCAATTCACTCCGTACTTCTCTCGTTTGCAGTCCGTTCTTGAGAACCGGAATCCCGCGTCCCTGAACGAACTGCGGGCTATTCGGGAGAATCTCTACGCTGCCGCGGATTCAGCGGGCCAATCGTTCGGCACTCGCGCTCAACGAGACATCCGAAACATCGCCAATAGGATCACCGAGACGATCGACTCTCAGGCTCCTTCAGCGTTCGGGCAGGCCAATGCAGACGCGTTGAGAACCGCCAACGACTTCTACTCCAAGTTTCGTTCTCGATTCGATGAGTTCGGTGTCGCTCAAGCCTTCAAGCCTGAGCGCATGGAGACCGCTCAGATGGCTGAGTCGATGCGCGGTCGAGTCGCCAAGCAGGGCGTCGAGACTCCCGCATTTCAAAATGCGATCACGCTCCTCGATGACCTCAAAGCGGCTGGTGCTCAGGGCGTTCCTGACTCCAAGAAGCTGGCCGACATCACGCGCTCCGGAATTGTCGATCGTTCGCTCAATGTTGAGACCGGAGAACTGAATCTCCGCCAGCTTGCCAACGACCTGAACAACATCGAGCAGCAAAGCCCTGGTGGGTTGGCCAAGCTCGGGTTCGGAACCACTCAGGAACTCAAGCGGTTCGTGCGGTTCGTGACCGGACTTCCGGAAGCCGAGAAGGTTGGACCTGAGAAGATCGTCCAGCTCATCAACCAAGAGACTCCTGCTGGATTCGCGGTGGCTTCCAGGGCCGTTCAGGCGCTTCCTGATGTCGCAACCGTCGATACGGTCATCTCAGCCCTCCAAAGACGCGCTACGAGCGGTTCCAAGCCGGCAAAAGAGGCTCTGGACTCTATTCGTGCGCGTGAGATCGAGGATTTGCTTCTCCAGGTGCAAGGCGGACGCCGTGGTGCGGCCACTGGAGCCGTTGGAGAGCTTGCTGATCCCGCAAATCGAGCCCGAATCGAGCGAATCCTTGGCCCGCAGCTTCTTTCGACGGTCGAAAAGCAATTCATACCCGGATTTCGGGTGATTGAGGAGGCTCGTCAGGCTGCTGGACAGGCTGGATCCACGGTTCGAGGCGCTGCGTTTGAGCGTGTTGGGAGAAAAGCTTCTGAATTGCCGATTCAGGCTGCTGGTGGAAAGGGAGCAGCCGGTGTTTTGTCGATGCTTGGATCTGCTGCGGATGCTCTAGGTTACGCCACGATTTCCAAGGTGATTGCGAAGGGTGCGGGTGTCAGCGGAATGCGTTCTCGACGCGATTTCCTCAATGAAATGGCCAGAATCTCCCAGCTTCCACAGCCGGGACAAATCGCTGCTTTGAGGCGATACGCGGGTGAAGAACCCGAAGCGGAATAATTTCCGCAAGAAATAGTTTGCAACACTCGGCAACACGGGATACGTTCTGTCCCGTGAGCGTAAAACTACTCTCTATCAAGGAGATCGCACAGACGCTCGGGACTCATCCCGAGACCGTGCGTCGCTGGATCAGGGATGGTCGGCTTCCAGCCATGAAGGCAACGAAGCGCACGATCCGTGTTCGCTCCGACGTCATCGAGCAACTACTCCGAAACAACAACAAATGAACGCAATCGCAACGACAACGCAACAGGCTGATCCATCCTCCGAGATGTACAGCAAGATCGCAGACCCGATCACCGCCATCGAGAAGATGGGCGAGTGGATAGCTTCCAGCGGCATGCTGGGATGCACCAAGGTCGAACAGGGCAAGCTCATCGCGTGGCAGTGTGCCGCCGAGAAGAAGACCCCGTTCGATTTCAAGCGCGAGTACCACATCATCAACGGCTCCTTGAGCATGCGCTCCGATGCCATGCTGGCCGGCTACCGCGCTCGCGGTGGCAAGGTGCTGTGGAAGCAGTTCGACACCAAGGCGGCGATCGCTGTCTGGAAGTACGACGGCAACGAATGCGAGATCGGATTCACCCTTGAGGACGCCAAGCTCGCGGGTCTCCTCCCCGCCAAGCCGGGTTCCGGATGGGCCAAGGATCCGGGTGCCATGCTCCGCGCTCGCTGCATCAGCAAAGCGATCCGCATGCTGGCTCCTGAAGTCGTGGCCGGCATCTATACTCCGGAAGAGACCGAGGACTTCCAGCCCGCGCCAGCCGAGGTTGCAGTGTCACCCACCAAGAGCTTCGATCTCGTCGCCAAGCTCGAAGAACTATTCGAGTCACGCGAGTCCGATGTGAATGCGCTGCTGCTTAAGGCTGGTCGAATCAAGGAAGGCCAGACCTTCCGCGATCTGGATGACACCTTCGCCAGCAAGTACATCAGCAAGCCTGACCTCATCCTCAGCAAGCTGCCTGTCATCGTGACCCCCGAGATCGTGAACGCGGAGGTGCAGCCGTGAGCAACAACATACCGACAGGAGAAATTCAAATGTTCCCAATGAACCATCCTATATCCAACCCAAACACCCAGATCATGCGCGTCGATCTGGATGGTGGATTCACGGTCAACGAATCGATACCGGCCACAGACGCGGCGAAAATGGTTCTTGGACTGATGAAGCAGGAGTGGCTGGCCGACGCACAGTGCTCCAAGATCAGAGAGCTACAAGAGCGAATCCAAAGACTTGAGGACGCGCTGAACGGAACCGTTAACTGGATAGTAGAGCTTGCTGAAAGCGGAGACGCAGGATTCTGGGATGCTGAAACCGTGCCTCCGATAATCGCAGCGAGAAAAGCACTTCAATCCAAGGAGGCCAAGCCGTGAGCGGAGAAATCATCTGCAACATGCCTGCTGCCATCTACCACGGCACCAAGGCTCTCTCAAAGTCCGGGCTCGATCAGTTCCGCAAGTCGCCTGCTCACTTCCGCGCTTGGCAGGATGGCACGACAAAGAACGAGTCGTCTCCCGCGCTGGAGTTCGGGACCGCTGTTCACATGGCGATCCTTGAGCCTGAGCTGTTCGCCAAGTCCTACGCGGTGTTCACCGGCGATCGCCGCACCAAGGACGGCAAAGCAGCTTACGAGGCCGTCATCGCCTCGGGCATGACCCCGCTCAATCAAGAGCAGTGGGACAACATCACCGGAGCCGCCGCCGCGGTTCACGCTCATCCTGCCGCAGCGCCGCTGCTCAACGGAATCCAGACCGAGGTCTCGTGCTTCGACACTTGGATGGGCGTGAAAGTCAAAGCCCGCATCGATGGGCTCGGCAAGGACTACATCATCGATGTCAAAACCACCCAGGACGCCTCGCCCGCGGCCTTCGGTAAGTCCTGCGCCCAGTTCCGCTATCACGTGCAAGCCGCGTGGTACCGCCAGATCACTGGCATCCACCGGTTCGTGTTCATCGCGGTCGAGAAGGAGGCACCCTATGGTGTGGCCTGCTACGAACTCGATGAGCAGGCCATCAACCTCGGAATCGATATCATCGAGGAACAACTACGAACCTACGTTGAGTGCGAGCAACTCAACTCTTGGCCCTGCTACTCGTCCCAGATCCAATCACTCTCGCTGCCCGCGTGGGCGGCTCGTCAGTCCGAATAACAACAACAGCAACATCACACATCCCAACACATGAAATTCAAAGTCGATCGTTCCCAAGCCGAAGTGAAGCCGTTTGCCGGCCCCGGCGAATACACCGTCGTCATCCAGTCCGCCAAGGACGAGGGTCTCGATAAGAGCGGTAACAGCGTCGCCACCCTGCGCTACAAGGGTCCGTCCGGTGAGGTCATCAGCGACCGCTTCATCCTCAAGGACACCATGATGTGGCGCATTCAGGCGCTGATCAGCGCGACGGAGGCCAACATCGATGACGGTGCCGAGTTCGATTTTAGCGTCAACGGAGCCTTCTTCCGATTCCTCCAGGGCTTCGTTGGGCTGTCGATGATCGTCGTCCTCGAAGAGGAGAAGTACACCGACAAGAACGGTGCGGAGCAGACCGCCCTGCGTGTTCGTCGCATGAAGAAGGTGCCGAGCGATAACGACACCATCTAACCCACAAACAAAAGCCCCCCGGAGTTTGCAGCCTCCGGGGGGTGACATGAGTCCAAAACAACAAAGCGCAACGACACGCTATGCAGACCCAAGATCATCCCGAAACGATTTCGACGCAAGCATTTCTGCTTCGTCCCTACCAACAACGAGCGGTCGAATGGGCCAAGTCTGGCGCTGATGGACTCATCATCGCACCCGCGGGAAGCGGAAAGACACTGATCGCTTCCTCGATCATCAAGCACTACGCACAGGATCCTCTCTGGACCTTCGGATGGCTGGCTCCGACCCGCGAGACCTGCCAGCAGGCATACGCTTCTCTCGCCGCCGTGGGCGTGGATATTGATCGCGTCGATGTGCGTTGCCCCCACGAATCAGTCGATTTCAGCGCCAAGAAGCTGATCATCGTGGATGAGGCAAAACACAGTCCAGCAAGAATTTGGCAGAAAATTATAGACGAGTGCAAAGGGCTGCGCTACGGTTTCGACGCAACCCCTTGGTGCGATGATCGCGAGCGAAACGAAGAACTCCGCAAGCTATTCCGAGGCAATCAGTTCGAGATCAAGCGCGAGGAACTCGAAGGAGTTTTGGCCCACGCAATCGTTCACATGTCCAGCGCATCCGACATCCTCCTGAGCGACCGCATCAATGATCGCATCGAGAAGCTCTTCAACGAGCGCAAGCGGTACATGCGGATACGTCATGAAGAACTCCGTGCCATGTGCGCTTGGGAAGCGATCACCGAGATCGGTATCTGCGAGAACATGACCCGTAACTCCGCGGCGATCATGTTCGCAAACTCATCACTCGTTCCCACTCTGGTGCTCGTTCCTAGGGTGACCCTCGGAGAGGATTACGCCCGTGCGATAGAGGGCTCTGTCCTCGTTCATTCCAAGATGAAGAAGTCGCTTCGCAAGCAGGCCATGGATGACTTCAAGGCTGGAAGGATCACGAAGATGATCGCTACCTCTTTGGCCGACGAGGGACTTGATCTTCCCAATGTCGAATCGCTCATCATGGTCAGTGGCGGGCGATCTTCACAGAAGACCATCCAGCGGGCCAGCCGTGCGCTTCGGAAATCTCCAGGAAAAGATAAGGCGTTCATTTACGATTTCACGGATTCATTCCATCCACTCGCTCAGGCTCACGCCAAGAAGCGCATCAAGTGCTACAAGGAACTCGGGTGCCACTTCGCATGAGCACCGCACTAACTGTCATCTCCATGGCGGCGCTGATGCCCCTCTGCGTGATCGCAGGCATCTACGTAGGCCACACTCTCACCATCAAGTCCCAGAACACAAAAACCAATGAGCAATCGAATCGTAATCGCATGTGACCCAGGCGTGAACGGCGGGTTCGCAGTCCAGACAAAGGACGGCATCCTCCTGTTCCCAATGCCCGAGTCACTCCCCGACATGGCGCAACTCCTCACCGGGTTCAAGTTGGCAGATAGCCACCTGTGGATCGAGAAGGTGCCCAAGTTCGTGAGCAAGCTGACACCGGCATCCGCGGTCGCCACGCTCCACGAGAACTACGGCATCATCCAAGGCTTGGCCTACGCCACCGGCTACGCGCTGCACAGGGTCGAACCCAAGGTGTGGCAGGAACCCCTCGGCCTCGGCGGTCGCAAGGCATGCGCCACGGGCCCTGAGTGGAAGCGCAAGCTGAAGAGCAAAGCCCAGGAGCTGTACCCGCACCTCGATGTGACGCTCGGCAACGCGGACGCGCTGCTGATCCTCCACTACGCCCAGGGAGGTGGCCGATGAGCGAGCTGGCCAAGAAGATCGAGCAGCAGGGAAGCGGCGTTTACCAGATGACCCGTAAGGAAGCGGGCGAGGCATACCGCGCTGCGAAGAAGATCAAAGCATATCAGATCACCTACTGGAACCGGAAGAAGAAGGAGGGTAAATGAAACCTACTGGAATCGAAGCAGAAGTCTGCGAGCTGATCGCACAACGACAGGCCAAAGGCATTGCGAAGTACGGCACGACTGCGGCCGACAATCCGCTGGAGTTGGTCGAGTGGCTGCAACACGCACTGGAAGAGTGTCTGGATCAAGCGGTGTATCTAAAGCGAGCAATCGCGGAACTGGAGGCGAAATGACCAACCAACCAATCAACGACGGAGGAAGTGCTTTCCCTTGCCCTCCTAGCCAGCATTCAAATGGTTTCTACTCCACCGGAGAAGGCATGACCCTCCGCGACTATTTCGCGGCGAAGGCAATCAATGAAGTGGGATGGTATAACAACATAAACCAGAGCGCGATTATGGCTTACGAAATAGCCGACGCGATGCTCAAAGCGAGGG